AAGTCGGAAAAATTATTCAATTTCTCCTCAAATGACGACGGGAGACCCTTGTGCCTCCGACAAATTCGCCATCTCTATTGTAAATTTCCTTCTCTTCGTCATAACCAACGGAAACAGGCTGCTTCGTTATGGCCGTGCCGGCGACAGCCATAGCGCCAACCAAGGCAGTTCTAGCCAAGCTGTAACCAAACGCATTCTTTTGAGATCGATTTTGAAACCAGCGACCTGAGAGGCCTTGTTGACCTTCCGAGGCTGCGAGACCCATTAATTTCTGATGAATCTGACGACCTGTCATCTTTATTGTATTACCAGTAGGCTTACCTTTCTCGTCAACTTCTGGAACGTCGACCTCAGAGTCCCAGTTCAGGGAAAACCACTCACGGAGATCAGCTAGGTTGACCTCACGTATTTCAGACTCAACATTTAAGACATCACCGGAGGCGGCAGACTCGTAAGCAGCCGCGTAATCTCGAGCTATTTGAGCGGCATAAACAGAATCAAAGTATTTATCGTTGTACTTCTTAATCTGATTCGCTTCCTCAACGTGCTTCGAATACATGGCAACAAAATCTTGAAACTTATACGTAGCCATGAGATCAGCGTATTCAGCATCGGCTGCGTGGATGTCAGCCAAAGCGCGATTAAGGCGAGTTAGTTCAGAAACATTGTTAATATTATGCTCTAAAGACTTCTTCTCCAACTCGTCCATTTCCTTTCGCCAATCAGCACTATGAGTATTGCCTCTCATAAGGGCAGCCTCAGCGTTATCACGATTGGCAGCAGCGTCGTTACGATCAACGGACGAACGGGCAAGCATATTCTGCGCAATAGCTGTAGGATCACCGGGAACAAAAGAGCCGGGGCCGACAGGAGCGCCACCGGAAGGGCCAGAGGCGGAAGGCGTAGATACAGAACCGCCCGACATCGTGGCATTAACGCCAACACCGGAAGAACCAAGTACGGCGGCAGGGGTCACACCAGCCTTCATGTAGCGGTCGAAAACCTTCGTAGGATCATTGTATGCATTCTCGTAATCAAACTGCTTCTGCCAATTAGCATAGGAAAGTTCAGACTGCTTCTGCATCTGCTCGAGAGCATACTTTTGTTGGAGCTTCATCTGTTTTTGCTGAAATCTCCACTGGCGACGAGCGTTCATGCCGCCAAAAAGTTGACCTAAAAAGCCATTGATTAGACCGTTAGTACCAGTAGAGGCAGCGGATTCGCCGAGGGCACGACCAAAAGAAGCGGCGCCGGCGGCAGCAGCAACGGGAATAGCCATACTACATGTGCGTTAAATTGTTAGAGCGAATAATGTAATCAACGCGAACAGTGTCGACGTGAACGCCGCTACGCTGCATCCTAGCTTGAGCGGCACATGAGGTAAGAAAAAAGGTGGCCAAGGCAGCAATAATAGACGAAACAAGTGTCCAAAAAGCCTTTGATTTATAGAATGGTTGTTTAACGTCTGACATAAGATTAGAAATTTAGGGGAAGCTACGGTGCCGCACCCTCACTTCGTTCGGGGCGGTTCTCCGAACCGCGAAATGCGTCACCTCGCCACAATGGTGTAAACAATTGAATAAAGAACGATAGAAAAATACGCGGCCTCTCCTGCAGTCGTTACCAATAACCTTTCAGCAATTCACGAACTCTTGCAGAAGGGGTCCGCGCACGTAGCATATATCGTCAAGTAAAGAGGGTACTATTTTTCTTCAGGATTAGAGGATTTTGTGGCAGGCCTCGACTTATCAAGCTGAGAATCAATCAATTCCTGACCGACTTCGAGGCCATCAAACTTATCCATACGAGAAAACGAATTAGGATCGAAATCAATTTCAGGATTAAACCTTTCACCCTTCTCGAAATCAGAAGGTTCTGCCACTACATCCGGACGGCCGGGAAGAACGTCGACGGAACCGGAACCGTCGAGAACAGAAAGAATGCGTTGACCACGAGAAACGTAAGCTGGCGGGTCTTGTAATAACCAATCAAGAGGCATAAGCGTAAATATTAGCGATTAGACAACCGAGTTGCAAAAGTTTTGTTAACCAAATTCTTCTTTTGAACGGAATAGGAGAGATTGACAAAGAAATTATCTTCCAAATTAGACGCAAACGGAGAATTCACTTGGCTTATATCCGTAAACAAAAGCGAGTAATACGTATTATAGCTTGCAGACAAAACACGCTGCTGAACCCAATAAGAATAAAGAGGAACATTGGATTTAGAGGTTTGAAAGCGAGACAACTGACCGAGAACCTCGTCATAGGAAGACCTAAACTCGTTAAAGCAAGGTTCGTAAGCCACGGCTTCTGAAGCGGATGTAGTTCCAAAACCGAACTGGAATCCCGGAACGTCTTGATATCCAATATCGTTGTAGATAGGATTGAAGTAATCGGCACCGGTATAGTGAAGATAATCAGGGTAAACACCAGCCCAATAATAAACAGGTCGAATACTCAACATATCAATCATATAACCAGGCTCACGGAAATAATAAGATTGTCGCCGTCCTAACCGTTCATTAAAGGCGATAGCACCGCCCTGCTGCCCTAGAGGACCAGAAATATTCGGACTACCAAAATTACTTGGCCCTGCTTGATTCATGACAATCTGCACATTGACCGTCTGCGAAGCGCTGAATAGAAGTTTAGGGCGATCGACATGCTCGATTTTGGAAGCAAAGAACGTTTCCAACCAATCACTGTAGCGACTACCGCCAGCGCCGAGCAGGTCCTTGTATTCTTGAAGGCGAGAAGCAATGGCCAACTGAGGAATGGTCGAAACACCAGCCATAGAAACGCCCTCGGAAGAGCCGACAGGGAGCAGTCTACTATAACGATCGGGGTTCGAGGGTATAACAGCCATCGGATGAGCAACAAGAAAGGCGCCGAGATTAGTAACGGTCGTATCGGAAGGGACGACAGCAAACTGACTTGCAGGACCGGCAGACGACAATGTCAAGTTTCCAGGGTAAACAGTAGAAACGGGATAGCCGTTCTTAGAAGCAGAAATCGGAGTACCAAGGTCGGATAAAGCAATCTGCGAGAAAAGGTTTCCTCGGTTATACGTATTGTTCGAGGAAGGCACTGCCGAAGGATAGAACTGACTCTCAAAATACGCATCCAGAAACTCAAGATTACCGAACCTCTGATTAAAGAATGACGACTCCGAGCGAAACTGAAGAACAGCGTACGAAGTACCAGCGGCGTTGGGCACAAAATACCAACTAGAAGGCCAGGCGAAAGAATAAATGCCCCACTGGGAATAGCTGTAAAAATTACGAACGATATCCCAATAGGCGAGATAAGAATCAGCGTTGCACCAACCCAAGGGATACGCCAACTGAGCTGCTGTGAGATTGGAAGTTACCGGAACGTTGCTCGAAGTCGGAGTCGGTATAGAAGCGGGGATGATACGCAACCAACGAAGTAGCGAGTTGGAATAAGGATAATTGTTGGTCGTAAATTCATATGAGCCAGTAGACGAAGCGGCAACAAAATTCAAACTCAAATCGTTCATATCAAACTTACTGCTATTCGTTCTCATCTCGGGGTGATACAATTGAAGCGGCACCCAGAAACGATGAAGTCGAACAGTGTAAGGATTGAATGTCGGAACAGCGAGCGGGTTGCTACGAACGTCAATGCCCTGCTCGATAGAGACGCGATCGCGGGCATTAATAAAATCAATCCGCACCGGATATAGAATACCCGGTGTGCACGTAAAGGCCTTGCTTTCAGGAACATCATAGCGAGAGTAGCCATTTACAGCGTGTGAAATAAAAGGTTGTTTTCCCATAAATTAAATAATTAGTTGAAGTTTATAATGATCCTGCCAGAATTGAAAAACATCCAAATCCAACCAGGTAGGAGGATCGAAATCCGGCATCCTACAAGAAGAAGCGGCGAAACGCATCATTTGCTTCTGCTCCCACGTATACGTCTCTCTACGGGATACGGAGGAATGGAGATTGAACCGCTCAACGCACAGAGACACAATACGCTTAACCAGAGGAGACTTGCTAAAGCGTGCATAAGAATCAGCAGCGGTAATCGAGCGAGAAACTTCGTCTTCAGGTTTAAGATATTTAAGATAGTATCGAGGAATCGAGTAGTTATAATTGATACGCTTCTCAAAGTCAAAGTAAGACCACGACGAAGTACGGGCAGAAGGACGAGGCATATAGCCAAGAAAATCGCCAACGCCAGCAGATACGAATTTTCGCGTATAACGGCGATGTTGGAGGAGGCAAGATAAAGGTGTAGACTTTCCATCTATAACGATATTTTGATTGGATATTTCTGCAGGGTTAAATTGAATTTGCTTAGTAACGTATTTGACGACGTATCGCGCACGTTGATGCGTGCCTTTCGCAAGCCAAACAAAACCAAGGTCACGGACAGCTGCCCGAATTTCATTGTACAAACAATCGGTTCCAAAGAGAAAGCCGTGAAAATGAAGGCGAGGCGCCGACCCTGTCTCTGGATGGGTGCCAAACTCCTGGAAAAATGCATGCTTAAAGGAGTGGCCGATCTTATGGCGCACTCGCTCATTCCATCGTCTAATAAACGCAGAAGGATTTCGCAGTGCTTCATCGTAATATTTAGGTGATATGGTTATTGTAATAAAAATAGCCTGTCGAGATTCGGCCTTACAACGAGCAAGCTCGCGCTCGAGACGGACGAACCAATCATTGCGTTGGCGGCGTAAGCACTCCTCGCACCTTCCGCAAGGGACCATGAGCCACTGGCGAGCGATGTCCCAGGGGCGAAGAGCCAAGGCGGACTTCGCAACATCAGAACCATTACGACAGGGATTCTTCTTGTCGAAATAGCGACGATTGCGTATCCATATGGGCGACAAACAAGGCATTATAGGAGACTTCTGAGGCAATCGAACTTGATAGCAGGATGATCAAGACGACAGCGAATAAGATAATCACTAGCAGGTTCTTCATCGGAAAACCAAGCGATAACAACTCGTTTCTTGCCGCGATATGCTCCAATGGAAAAGCGGTAGGGAACACTGTCAATCACAGGAGAAAAACGAGGACGAAAATCAAACTTATCCATAATCAAGAGATAATACTTTGCGCTTCGAAAGACGGTACTTTCGAGCGCGAAAACTATTTCGTTACGCCGCCCGACGGCCTCAACGGCCGGGACGCTTCGCGTCTTCGGGCTCCATGGCTCCACTCATATTCTATATACCGGATAAATCCGGTGAGGCTACGAGTAAAAAACCCCAGGGAGAGAAATTCTCCCGGGGGCCTCGAAGTTAGAGAACTCTTCCACCGAGAGGACGAGTTACTACTTTACTTCCTCTTCCTTTCTTCTTTCGGCGCGCTTTCATCGCAATCAAGGTTAAAATCAAACATGAGGACAAGAGTATTGTCGAAAAAATCAACTCGGAAATGAGGTAAACTACCACAGGTGGTAACAAGATCGAAGACTTCCGAATGATCGACATAGAGCGAATCGCTAATGGACGAACTCTGCAAAAAACGCGCGATAGGGGTATCTTTAATGGCGCTGAAGGGGAGGGTTTCGAATTGATTATCCTTAAGGTAACCTACCTGAACGAAATCAATTTTAAGAGCCGGGTTAACTCGACGAATAACAACATGAATCTGCGTCATAACAATGTAATTTAAAGTTGCGATCGGAATCTGAGGTAAAAATGCTCCCAAGCGGCGGAATGCTTTCTCCAGAAATCATAGCCCTCAGGCGTCGAATCGAACAAGAAAGCGGTGGCAATGAGGTGGGCGGGGCCTGAGCTTGGATAGCAAAGAGATCGCCGAATATGAGCGCGCAAACGGTCACGGAAACCACCGTAGGGCGAAACGACGACATCGTAGTTCTTCATGAAGGCGGAGAATATTCCTTGGCGGACGAGCCACTCGGTAAAAGCGTAATCGAGGACGTCGACAATTAAATCACCAGCCTTAAAATAATTACTTTCCCTTTTCATAGTATTGTGGTTATTGGTTACGATGCAAAGATACAACAAAACAAAATAAACGGCAAAGTCCAAAAAGTCGGAAAAATTATTCAATTTCTCCTCAAATGACGACGGGAGACCCTTGTGCCTCCGACAAATTCGCCATCTCTATTGTAAATTTCCTTCTCTTCGTCATAACCAACGGAAACAGGCTG